TGCTTAACGGTCAACAGCAAGTCCAGGCTGCAAGCAACAAGAAAGGCGGCATGGGTATCGCAGACCAGTTCGGCGTTCAGAGTGTTGCAAAGGAAATCATAGATGCAAGGCTGGCTGCTGAACAGGTGGCTGAAGTCAGGCGATTAACAGACCACAGATTTGGTGCTGGCACATGGCAGTCTATATTAGACGAACGTGCTAAAAGAATACGCGAGGCCAGGGAAGCCCAGGCCAAGGCGCGTAGAGAAGCGGCGCTTTCCCAGCAAGAGATGATTGATAGTTTTAAGATTGGACTGGCTGTCTTTGCACTTGCTTGCGTAGTAGTCGGGCTGTTTATCACGGTGATGGTATCAACAGCAAAAGCGATTGGGTTTGGATGAGTACGACAACAGGGCTTATCGGTGAGTACCAAGCCGCTGCCATTGTGTTATCATTAGGTTGGCGAGTGTCTATGTGCCAGCAAGATAAGGTTGATTTATTAGCGTGGAAAGATGATGAATTTATCAGGATACAAGTTAAGACTGCGAGCCTACTATTACAGAAAGGCAAGCGCCTTCCGTGTTACCATTTTCAGTTTGGGCATGGACGCCAGAATAAAATTATTGGGAGTATTAAGGACTATGACATATTATGCTGTGTGGGCTATCAACATAGGAAAGCAGTGTTCTTGCCAGTTTCTGAGGTGCAACAAAAGTCAAAGCGCATGTCGCCTAAGTTATTTGATGAAGATAAAGCGGAGTTTTATTCATTTAATAAAGCGCTGGCGGCGGTAAGAGGACGTAGAGATAACTAATGAAACAAGCAGCGACAAAGTTAAACGAAGCAAGCGAAATAACAATTCCATTGCGGAATCTTATAAGCATGATTGCTTTTACGGCAGTCAGTGTTTGGGTTTATTTTGGGCTGACAGAACGCATTAGTTTTCTTGAACACAATCTTGAACTGACAATGGAAGAAGTTGAGGAGAACGACAACTGGATTGATGAGTTTCAACCACCCAAATCTGTACAAGATACGGTTGCAAGAGTTCACGACTTAGAAATAGAAATAGAAAAACTTAAACTTATGTTAGAGGCAAGGTAATGTTACAAGCACTAATTGGCCCAGCTACTGATTTAATTGGCAAGTTTGTCGAGGACAAAGACCAGAAGAATAAGCTGGCTCACGAAATAGCTACAATGGCTGAACGTCACGCGCAAGAGCTAGCCAAGGGGCAGTTAGCTGTAAATGCTGAAGAAGCCAAGTCAAGAAATGTTTTTGTGTCAGGCTGGCGACCCTTTGTGGGCTGGTCATGTGGCTTGGCTTTGTTTGCGCACTTCCTTATCTTTCCAACTGCTGATGTTGTGACTGCATACATGGGCATAGAGGCTGTGGCTTATCCATCTTTTGACATGGACAGCCTTATGACTGTATTATTAGGCATGCTTGGGCTAGGCGGTATGCGTAGCTTTGAAAAATCAAAGGGGCTGACAAAATGAAACGCGGATTATATTCTAACATTCATGCAAAAAAGAAACGTATTGCTGCTGGGTCTGGTGAGAAAATGCGCAAGCCTGGAAGCAAGGGTGCGCCGACAGCCAAGGCTTTTAAGCAATCAGCAAAGACAGCAAAGAAGAAAAAGAAATGACCTACCCTCTGTCGCCAAACTTTACCTTAGAAGAAATGGTGAAGTCTCAGGTTGCTGAACGTAAAGGTATTCCCAACGCCCCAGAACTGCATCACATTGAGGCTATGGAACTGTTGTGTGAAAAGATATTGCAGCCTATCCGAGATGAGTTTGGTTCGTTTGTGGTTTCATCAGGGTATCGCAGCCCAGAGTTATGCGTTGCAATCGGCAGTAGCTTGGACAGCCAACATGCCAAGGGTGAGGCGGCAGACTTTGAGGTAGCAGGCATAGATAACTATGACCTGGCTAAGTGGATTGAGGACAACCTAGACTATGACCAGCTTATTCTTGAGTGTTATACTGGCGGCAACTCTGGCTGGATACATTGTAGCTACGTTGAAGGCGGTCGAGGTGAGTCGCTTACATATAACAAGCAAGACGGGTATACCCACGGGCTAAAGAAAGATGGCTAAGTCACCAGCATGGCAGCGCAAGGCAGGCAAGAGTAAGTCAGGTGGTCTGAACGCTAAAGGCCGTGCATCTGCCAAACGCCAAGGCATGAATCTAAAAGCCCCTGTATCTCGTAAGCAGGCAAAAAAATCGCCCAAGTCAGCAGCTAGGCGTAAGAGTTTTTGTGCTAGAATGAAAGGCATGAAGAAGAAGCTGACAAGTAAGAAGACAGCGCGTGACCCGAATAGTCGTATCAACAAAGCATTAAGGAAGTGGGATTGTTAAATGCCAATGGGTGTAGGAACTTACGGTTCAAAGATGGGCCGACCAGCAAAGAAGAAAGCCGCTAAAGGCAAGGGCTTGACTGCAAAGCAGAAGACATTGCCTGCTGCTTTGCAAAAAAAGATAAAGAAGTCTAAGAAGAAATAACTAGACTATAGCCAGAGCCATCTCTGTGTTTGAATGATTTGTAAGGGATGTTGTAGTGTCGCGCAGCATCCCTTGCCCTTTCATGTTCAAGCCAGTTATCAAATGTAAGTGCTTCACCAACTTTCAAACTCTTTAAGAATGTCCACCTTCCTCTTTTCTTTGCTGGCTTGCCCAGCTTTGGCTGTCCACAACACTCGCATCTTTCCATAACATTCCCTCCTGTTTAGCGAATAGCAGATGGGCTGCTTACTCCCAAGCATTACCCATCCACCATCTTTTATATAATGTTTGTGACCGCACACGGCGCATGCAATCTGCCGTGAATCAAACTTTTTCTTTGCCATCTTCCAGCAGTTCTAAAGCAATTGCGCCATAGCCTATGATGTCTACGAATGAATCTATGTGGTTACAGTTCAAACCAAACTCATCCTTGGCTGATAACCTAGATAATTTTACAGCTATCATAAAGGCGCAGACCTGTGTTTCAGTCATCTTGTGGCCTGTAATCATAGACCCCATTTCACTGATTTGCCGGAAGTTATCACCCACCGTTCCATACCTAGACCGTTCCAAGAGTATGTCCTTGCAATGGTCTAAAGCATGGAAGGCAGTTTCCAGATTAGAAAGGGACTTCATCATCAAGTGCCATCTGTGGCTTAGGTGCTGCTGGTGTTTCCATTGACTCGGCAATCTTACGCATGCCGCCCTGCCTTACGTTAGCAGCAATGCTTTCACCGCTTGTGTAATCCTCTGCAATGCGTTCACTGATACTTACGTCAATAGAACCATCCTCATTTGCAAAGACAGAGATTTGATGCCGTGTGTCCTTGCTTAAAACAACATCACCTGGTTCCTTGCCTACATAGGGCTTCCAGTTTGAATTACTATGGGTTGCTTTCTTGTCTGGGTCATTCGCAAAGCAGCGAATAGTTGTGATTTTTCTCAAGGCCATTAGGCTTCTCCTGTTGTTAGTTTATCTTCAGCATCAAGGAACAGCTTAACAATTTGCTGCGCTGCCTCTGGATTTCGTTGTTTGATTTCCTGTATTTTAGGCTTCATTGTTTCAAACAGAGTATGAACATTATTGACATGTTTCATCTGACGCAAGCGTGATTTCATGTCTTGCCACACGCCCCTGTCATGCTTCTCGTCAAGTTGTTCACGGGTCATTTCTGTGGTTGGCTCAGACGGGGCCGGAGACTGTTGACTTGGAGGGTCTTTTTTCTCGACAGCCACCGTCTGATTCTGTTTGATATTATCGTAGGCTACTTGCGCTTTTTCTTTTAGGTTTTCTGCCTTGCGTGGCACTGCATCCATTTCATTAGCAGATGCGTACTCACCGCCAGACAAACCAAGACTAGCTAATGCCCTGCCTATAGCAGATGTCTCTGCATTTTCCAAGGCAGAAGTTGTGTTGACATGGCCTTGCCCTCTTATTTCTTCAGCCATACCAGACCCAACAGTGATTCCGTTACTGTTCGTAACGATAGCCTTGACGACAACGCGGTGTCCATCATCCACAATAATCTTTGTGTCGATACCAAACTCTGCACCAAGCACACGGCGAAACGCCTCGACACGATGCACCACTTGCAGATACATCTTGCCGCCCTTTTGCTTGATAGCATGGTCTTTATAATAATCAGCCACGACTGTCATTGCTTGTGTTAAATCAGTCATTGTCATTCACCTCCTCATTGTAGTCCGTAATCGCTTTCATAAATGACGCAAGCATAGTCTTGAGTTCATCAAGGTCTTTCTGCATGTGCGCCATGTCTCGTTCGATGCGGTTCAATCTCTCTTGTGTGAAGTCGATTGCTTGCGCATGTTCCTGTTCTACCTCAGTCATACTTACCCTTCCCTTTCGGCTTACCAACATTAAAACCCTTGTTCACTTTAGTCTGGCTATAGTTTTTTTTCCTAATAACCCTACCCATAGCGTCAGTCTTGACGTTTACCTCTGGTATTCTCAACGCTGCTTCAATCTCATCCCTAGTCGGTACTTTCATTCCACCCTCCAGGTTTGTTTAGCAATCTCAAGTATCTCAGGGCCATGCCGCTGGGCTATCTCTGCAAAGTCAGGTGCAACCATACCAAACAGAGTTTTCCAGTTGCCATTAGCAGCTTTCATAAGGTTCTGGATAGTCAACCACCGCTGCGCTATTCTTTCATACGCTTCTTCTAATGCGTCAGGCTTTAGCATGTCGCAGTTATCAGGTGTGCATAGGTTGTAGCCCTCGCCAGTAACAAACAGCAAGGCTGGCACTAGGCCAGTGCCTTTCCAGTATACTGCCTGCTGCGCTACCTGATTCCAAGTGGGTTCAGTCTTTGGTTTGGGTATACGCCAAGTCCTTGTGCCATCCTTCTTGGGCGGGTTGGCTACAGGCAGGCTGCATTTTAGGTCAATCTGTCTTGTGTCATCAGCGTAATCCAAGAACATAATGGTAGGTATGTCTAGCCTGTCATCTTTAAATACACGCTGGTATTCACCCACCATCTCCACGTTCTTGCCAAAGTATTCTTCTGTGCCTCTGACTGCATGACCTATCATTTCTGGGATAGCTTCCTTGCAAGCCTCGAATACTTCCATGTCCTTGCCGTTATCCCATTTAATAGGCTTGTATTCCATATACTCTGTCATGGCATGTCTTACTGCCTCGCCTAGTGTCAAGCCCTCTTGCTGGCCTCTGACGGGCGAGTAATCATGCAGCCCAAAGTAATGGTCGCAGCCCTGCTGTACTATCTGCCCTGCCCTTGGCCTGGCTGACATAGGGAATTGCATTTTGTATTCTTTGCGGATGTATAGTTTGAACAGGTTTTCATAAGTGGATTGCGTACCACCTGATGCGCTGTTGTGATAACAACCGAAATCTTTACGATAGTCTGGAATAGTATATTCCAAGTGACCCTCCATGTGACGCTATGCGTTTTCAATAACCTGTCTTACCAACCCATTGCCAATCTGTCAACACTGATATATGGTGTTTGCATGTATTTACAGGATTACATTAGAGAACAAAGACTTAGCATGAGGCGGTTTGCTTGGAAAGCTGGCTTGTCTGTCTCTGCTGTGTCTCGCATACTATCTAA